TGATAGTGTGCCTTACTGTACGGCGCATCATCGTTTAGTGCTTCGTTGGGTCCGCCCAAGAAGCAAGCAAAGTCACGGCAGTCCTGCCATGTCTTTGGACGTAACACATCAACCTTTACACCTTCGATAGCAGCATCACCTGCTTCTAAGTCCATAAAGAGTGTTGTGTCAGTGTTTAGGGTGCGGACAAGACTGGTCTTGCCCACCCCTGACTTACCCGCGATCACAATCTTGTGACCGCGCTTTTCGGCAAGCCGCTCTTCTGCTGAAATAATTTTAAGCATTGTCAACCTCAATATTTACGGATGTGCCTTGCAGAAGAACAGTGCGACACTCTGATAGAGCCGCTTTGATTTCTGGTGGGGCTTGTTGGAATTTGGCCTCTGAAACAGATACCTTTACAGAAGCATAGTGCTTCGCTGTATCTCCATCCATCGCATCAAGAGCAGAGATCAACTGATCCTGATCCCAATCAACCTTCTTGCGAAAGTCGAGGGTAATCTTGAACCCATCAGCCTTGAGCGTTGCTTGCCCAAAGTCTTTACCTTTATCGGCAAGGTACTGACGAGCCTGATCTTCAAATTGTTGGATAAGAGAATTGTTAATGACCTTTAGTTCTTTTTGAAGGTCACTAATCTTTTGCATAACATCATTACGCCGCTCATATACTGGCGTAAGATCGTTAGGAATAAATGGGGCTGGAGCGTTAAGCATGTTGCCCTCCTTTCGTTTAGTTGCTTCCACGATTTATATTTAGGAAACCTCAAAAGGATTGTCAACTATTTTTCTTAGATAATTTTATCTCAATACCGTGTACGGCCTTCATGAGCTTCTTTTTTAGTTTAAAATCAGCGGTTTCCACACCCTTTGCATCTTCAACAATTTCTTTTGTGGAGCCGTCTTCCTCAACTTCTTTGTATCTGAAGTCTGCAATGTACCTACAAATCTTTTCACCGTTTACAACTATGTCATACTTTATTTGTCTTTCTAAATCTCGTATAGCCCCGGCGCGTTCCATAGCGGTTAACTGCCCCCAACGCTCCGCCTCCCATCTGGAGTCGAATGTGAACCCCATAAACTGTGTCTTCTTTGCGCCATATTTATTATACTTGCGATAACCCTTAAACATGCTAATATATGCCCACTGTTGTTAACTTATGGGAGCATTATAATGGCCGATCCAAAGCAATACAAGTCAGTTGCTGTAGACATTAACACACATAAAAAGCTCGTTAAGCTTTCTACTGATGAACACCGAAAGGTTAGCCAGCAAATTGCAAAGCTTGTCTATGACGCATATCAAGACCGGTACGCAGATGAAGTGAGGTCTGGCATTGGGTCAGCAGCATGAAGGAAAAGGGGCCTATACAAAAGCTTATAGACACGGGGCAATGCCCTCGCTGTCGTACAGCAGTAGACTATGACAAGGAGCCTGCTGTCTGTGAGGTGTGTAAGCTAAAAATAGGAAACGCTACAGACTTTCCAGATAAGAAATAGTGTCTTTCCACGTTAATTCGATTGTGTTCTCGCAAAACTTGCTGGGGTGGATTCTTTTTGACACTTGCTTTGCAACCTTTTGTATAGGCGAAAACCAAATGTTTTCTATGTCAAGAGCGACCATAGCAACGATGTCACAATCAGCTTCTGTAAGCCGTGTTTTTTTGCCGCCTTTTGATGTTATAAATTGATAGCCATTGTTTCTGTTAGGCTCATGTCTTGCTTTAAGCTGGCTTGATTTAACTTGAATGCGGTAGACCCTTCCATCAAGCTCTGCAATTATGTCAGACGTACCCATGTTAACAATGCGGCACTGAACGCCCATCTTTAGCAACCGGAGAGCGCATATGTACTCTCCTATTGCGCCATTATCTACGTTTGAAAGTGAATTAAGGATTGCACTGCTCCCCTTGGCAACAATCATAAATTACTTGATCACATTCTAAACATTGTTCGTGTCCATGTACAACAATTGTTCGTAATTTATTTCCGCAACGGGGGCAATGTTTATAATATTTTTGGGGCGGCTGTTCAGTCGTTTGATTTTTTCCCACAGTTAATAATCTCCTCGATGGTTCGACCGCAGCCAATACATCTTACGCGCTCTTTGTCTAGAACACATACCCCGACACATGGGCTTTTACTCATCAGCAAGCGCCCGAAAACGCGCTGTAAGCCTTTTAGCCCGATTGGGAACCTGGTCAAACCAGCGGCTATCTTCTGCCTCTGCGGCCACTTCTAGCCATGCTTTTGGGTCTTCCATAGCGTCTGCTACTGCTGCCCACATACGCTTAAATTTACTAAAGCGAGGATAGCCAAGATTGAATGTCATGTTGCATAACGCTAAAGCGGCGTCTGGGTACTTCAGGTCAAGCTCGTTAAAGTCTACCCCGACATTGCTGCACAGGCGGTGACAGTCCTCAATGGTGACGGCAATGTCTAAATTAAACGCCTTGCGAACCCTGTCTTCTGATACCTCAGTGCCGACAGGTTCACCATACTCTGGGTCATGCTCTTTGATTAGGTGGCCGATTCCAAACGTGGGCAGATGCAAATGATCTAAATAAATCAAATACTTACAGCCCTCGTCTTCCGCGAGTTCTTCTCTTAATTGATCTTTGTTCATGATTAAGGTTGTCCTGTTCCAAGCAGCGTTGCTGTGGCTGGATTAATTCCTAACGCTTGCGCAACGGCTGGGTTTTGTGCTGCTTGCTGGCGTATGGGAGTTTGCTGTCCAGATGGTTGTGTCACATTTACAGATGACAATCCAGATGCTGGGGATGGCCCTGTAATTTGGCTCTGAATATTTGACAGTTGTTGGCCAATTCCAGAATTTTGTACCATTGATCCAATCTGTCTTTCTGCTTCGATTATGCCTTCTTGTGCTATTTGTGGAGGAGTCTGTATGGAAGCATTAGTGAAAGCTTGCGCCATAAGCCTTCCAAGTATTCTTGACCTTTGTTCGGGCGATTCCCCAACAATTTGTTTTTTGTACTGCTTCATAATATCATCATAATAACCGCCAGAAGAAAGCACTTTTCCAATAATAGTAAACTTAGCTAGTTTTCCAAGATTTTGAATAGGGCTTGCCGCAATATTAGCGGCTACAAGATCTCCGCCAGCAGCCGTTCTTGAATTGAATTCAAGAATTTTTGCAAACTTAGCCATTTCTTCGCCAGTTTCTTTTCCGAATATAGCAGTGAGTTTTCCACCTTCATTAGCGTCAAGCAGTCTTTTAGCAAAAGCGCCTAAAGCTTTTCCGTCCGTTGTTAACGTGTCACCAAAATCAGCAATTAATTTTTCCATGTAATTGCCCTGTATTTTGGATAAAGCATCAGGGTCATCAGCAAAACTCTTTACAATTTTTTCTATATCTGATGCTGTTGTAGCTCTATGAGCAATAAGCTCCGCTGCTTCGATTTCGTTAAGTTGACCAGAAGAAAGTTTTTTAAAAGCAGAACTTTTGTTCGCTTCAAATATTTCTTTTTGTGCATTTACCAGTCTTTGCATTTGACTAACAAGACCTTCTGGCGCACCATCTTTAAGTATTTGATCTACTGTAGATTGCTTCATGTTTGACAAAGATGTTCTGTCAATTTGATTGGCTAGTTGCCTTATCTTATTGGCATCAGCGCCAAACAAGGTGTCAGCCGTTCTGCCCAGATCTTTTACCGCCTTAGCAAAAGCAGCGCCTTTAAAAGTTTCTGGAGCATAATTATCTAATGCGCTTATGCCTGACTTGTTTAATGTTTCGCGCAGCCATTCTCCAGCAAGTTTCTGACGAAACTGCTCGGCGGCAGCATCTGCTTGCCTGCCAGATCCACCAGCAGCATATTTAACTGCCTTTAATGTACGCTCAAGAACCTCTGGCGTATCATTTTTAATTATTTTGTGCATGCGAACATCGTCAATGCTAAGGCTTTGCCCAGCATTTGTTTTTTCGCGCAACCTTTTAATAACGCCAGCGCTTTCCAATTCGTCAAAAATTGTAGCGCCTCTTTTGTACTGACCTCTAGCTGTATCAAGGCGCTCAGACGCCTTTCGCAACACATTGAAATCCTCTGGGCTAAATTCTTTTCCCGCAGCCCTTGCTATGTCATCTATGTTGCCAACAGTTAGCTGTTTATCCAACTCTTCTATCATTTCAGATATATAACGCGCTTCTCTGCCTGTAGATTTTGCCAGTATGTCGTTTAAAGTCTTTCTGGTTGTATAGATTTGTTGAAAAGAGTCAGTGTTCTTTAAAGTGCCAACAGCGTTTATTGCGTCTCTTAATTGCATTCTGGTGCCACCAGAAATGCCAGATGCTTCAAGTTCTTTTGCTCTCGCCGCTAATTCCTTAACTCTCCCAACGGGGATGATTTTTGATGTTCCAATGCTGGACTCAAGTGCATCATCTATAGGCTTGAACAAAACCGTCATTTGATCATCAAATGCTTTTTGTGCGCTAGATAAAATATCAAAGGTTTCTTTTTCAAGAGATAGATTTTTTTCTGTTGCAGCACCAATTTCTTTTGCCAAATCATCTAATGTTTGGATGATTGACTCTTGAGCTTCACGCTCAAGCCCCTTCAGCCTACTGGCCTCTCTGCCAGTTGCGCTCATTAATATAGATCCGACTTCTTCATCAGACCCAGAGCCAACAGCAGCACGAAGGTCAGCAAGTTTTTGTTGCATGACATCGTTGTTGCGCTTCAGCCTGTCTGATGTGCCAAATACTTTTTCGGTAATACCCTGTTGCCGAGCTATCACGGAAGGAGCCTTAACAGCAGAAAGAGTTGGCGTTATCCCCATCTCTAGGGACTCCCCTGCTACCTTTAGCTCCTCCTCTGTAAGCCCTTTTCCGGGCTTCATGCTGCCCTTTAAGCCCCTGACGCCAGCACCTAGAACGCCAAATGTAGCGTCAGCTAAAAATCCTATCGTTGCCTCTGTAGCGACATCTTCTAATACTTCAGCGTCTGATTGTGTCTGTGTGCCACGAATGGCTTCAAATATTTCTTCCGCGCCCTGTCCGGTTCCAGAACCAATTCCAGCGCCGATTGCCGCACCTAGAATTGGAATAGGAATAAGAGCTTGACCGGTAATAGCACCGCCAATAGCGCCTATAACTTCTGGAGCGATGCCAGCTAGGTCGCTCAAATCGTTCATGCTAAACCCTTCTTCGTCAATTAGGGTTAGCTTGTCTGTGTCAACGCCAAGCTTTTTAGCGCCTTCTGGCGTTACGGCAATACGGCCACGATTGTCACGAGCAAAGTCAGTTTCGCTAAGGCCGTATTTTTTAAGAACAGCCACTTGATCGTCGTCAGTTTCGGCAAGGGAAAGCTCTGCGCGAAGACCAGCATTTTGAATGCCTGATTTCGTGTCTATATCGTCAGAAGAAAAACCTTTAAATACAGACTGCCGCTCAACGCCACCAAACTTCGCAGCCGTCTCCTCTAATGATGTTAAGGTGCCAAGACTTGAATAATCTGCGCTCTCTTGATCGCCAGAAAAATAGGCCGTAATAGCTTCTATCTCTTCAGGCGTTGGCTCGTCACCAGCGATTTGCGCTTCAATTATTTTTCCGTCTGGCGCTTGTACTTCAAGGATGCCCATGAGAATTCCTACTCAATTATCAAACGGCCATTTACCATTTTAGCTGTTCTTGTTTGTGATTTAACGCCAGCATATTGATTAAGAGTGCTAATGCCAGCGCGTATGTCAGCCTTGCCGCCGTCAACAATTCTTTCGTACATATCACGCAAAGCTTGTTTTAAGTCTTCTGGATCTGTTGATAAGCCAAGATCTCCAACAATTTGTTTAACTCTTGCTCTGTCAGCGTCAGAAATGGTTTTGCCAGCTTCCTGCAATATTTCTGGAGCTTTTTCTGCTGCAATAACATTAAGTATTCTTCTTACTTTTGCTGATGGCGTTGCTTCATCAGGACCAAATTTGATGCCTAAAGCTCGACCAAGACCTAACGCAGCATCTTGAATTTGATCAACAGTTGTTACTTCGCCGCTGTCAACAATAGAATAAGCCTCGCCAATCTTATCAGCAAACTTATTCAAATCTCTATCCATTGCCTCAAGGCGCTTTGCATAAGTTTCATATTCTCCAACATTAAACCTGCCGCGCTCCGGCATGTCTGGACCCTTGTAGTTGCCATCCACCCGTTGGACTTCAATTTGAAGATCTTTAGGCGCGTCTGCAAAAAGAGATACAGGAGCGTAAGATTTAGCGTATTTTTCACCAAACTCGGGAGTTTTTAGAGCTTCTTTTGCAATTTTTTCATATGTGCTTATTGGTAAGATTTCATAGTTTTTATTAAACTCAGCATCACTATCTAAATCAAAAAGCTCTTGTGAATTGAATCTACGCATTTCCCCTTTATCAAGATTTGCAACAAAGCCCTTCCCGCCTTTTGGAACAACATAGTAAAACGCTTTATTGAGTGCCTTTGCTTCATCTTCTTTTTTGCTGCTAAGTGCATACTTGGCGGCAGAAATTCTAGCCTCTTTTGCTTCTTTACGAGCAGCCGCCATTGCAGGCATGGCTTTTTCTCCAGCCTCTCCGATAGAAGACAGCATTTGACCAACATTGAACCCTTTACCGGCTTTGTTTTGCATTAGCGCTAGGCCAAACGCCATCAACGCTTGGCTGTTGTCTGGCTGCCCAGAAACATCAAGTCCAGTTAATTCAGAAAACTCTTTCATATAGTCATCATAGTCTTTTGGTGATGCGTCAGGCTTGACAGTTTTTAAAACTTCATCAAGAGCAGAAACAGTTGCTTGCTTTGCTGGAGTGTCCGCCCCCTTCACTTTCCCTGAACCTGACATTTCTCCAGTAGTAAGCTCTTGCGGCATACCTTGTTCACCCGCCGCTGGTGGAGGGGCGTCTGCCTTTCCTAAGAACATTTGATCTTCTGGGTCTTTACCAGCCTCAATAGCTTTAAGCCGAGCATCCTCTTCAGCTTGTGTCGCAGGAACACCGCCAACAAAATCAGGAATGCCCACACCCGGCTCTCTAAAGTCGCCAAAAATTCCATCTTCCTCTGTGATGGCTTGAGCGTCAGCAATTTGACTGCGTATTGCTGCATCCTGATCCGCATCCACTCCCATTTGCTGATAGCTAGGGCCACCAACAATTGACTGGCTGCTAATCACGCTAGGCGAAGATGAAACATCACTCAACTGACCTTGCTGCATTCTTGCTTGATCAGAAAGAATATCTTCTAAACCAGAAATTCTGTCAGCATAACCGTATTCTGATTCTGTTCCTAAAGCTCTGCTAAGAGCAAAAGGAGTCTCGCCAATGACCTCACCAGTGCGTCTTGCGGCCTCTCCGGTCAAGAGTCCAAGATTACCGAGACCCTGCGCCAACTGGCCTCCATAAGTTTTGGGTTTGCCAGAGAGCGGCTTTATTTCTGAAATTCCTAAATTTTCTGTTTTTCCCATAAGGGCATCGCCCAATGGAGAAAGCGCCTCTAAAAGCCCCTGACGAGGATACGCTTTTTGCAAAAGTTCTCTATTTGTAAACGGGCGCAGTGTCTCATCCCGCGCCGCAGGATTAAACATCCTTTTTAGCCGAGTCATAAAATCAGCATTAGTATAAGAATCAGCCATTTATATACCCCTATTTCCCTGCTGGGCCAGTTGGCTTAATACCTTGCAGAGCTGTATATGCGCCAACACCTGCTAAGAAAGGATTGGTGTCTGGCGTTGTTGCTGACTTGAATGTTGATGACAATCCTGCACTTGGGATGCCCTTGAGCAAAGACTGACCCATTTCAAGTCGTGTGAACGGCTCTTGAACAGCCTGCAACTGGTTCTGGCGCTGTGCTTCAAGCTGCTGTTGCTGGAATGAGCGTCCGATGTCGCCAAGCTGTGTAAGCATGCCAAGGTCAGCACGACCAAGCTCAGACTGTACACGGCCAATGTCAGCGGTTGTACCAGCAAGCTGTCCGTATGCCTGGCCTATGCCACCCATAAGCTGCGCTGATTTTTGCGCTGCGTTGACGGCATCTTGATAGCCTTTACGCTGTGCCTCTCCTACAGCGGCGAGCCTACGCCCTTCTGATTCCGCTGCCTGAATGCCCTGACGAGATCCGCCAAATGCCCCCGCCTGTACAGACGCTCCAGCAAGCTTATTCTTTTCCATTTGAGCCTGACGATTGATCTCATTGATCACGTTAGACTGATATGGATTCATATACTGTTGAGCAGCGGCGGCAGGGTTCGCAAGCATCCCAAGACCACCAGCTAAAGCTGCTTGACCGCCAAGTGTTTGACCAGAAGCACCAAGTGTGAATGGAGCATAAGAGCCGACCATTCCGGGTGCCATGCCAAGCGCTTGTTGCTGAAGTGGATCAAGGCCAGCCACTTGTTGTTGCGGAAGTCCAAGAGGAGAATCAAGAAGACCCGCCGATGTTTGAGTGCCTGATGAGTCAAACTCACCAAACGCTGTTCCGAGTAGGCGCTGCTCTAACCCCTCAAGATAAGGGGCAAGTCGTTGTACTTGTTCTACTGTTTGAGTAGCCATTAGGCCATCCTTTCAAACTTATCCATCATATTATACATGCGATTGATGCCTTGGTTTAAATCGCCGCCGCCTGCCCCTTGTACAGCATCACGGGTCATTACAAACTCACCAGCCGTCAACATGGCTGGCACATCATCTTTTGTTCCTGATCCCTCATTAGGGTCAATCCCACCATCACGGCGCGGGTACTGCGCCAGACCACCTTGGTTATAATTAATACCGCCCATCTTGCCATATTGTAGACCGCCTGCATATGGCCGCTTTTCCCAAGATGTCCTCGTGTCTTCTTTTTCATCACCGGCTAAAATTTGTGCCAGCAATCCAGCGGCAGCGCCTTCACCCAATTGGGTGTTAAGGATTTTGTACAGCATATTATCGTCAGCCATACCCAAGCCCTGCAATAATTCAGCAGACATAGTTTGAGGCTTGACGGCTTCTGTTGGGGCGCTTGTTCCTGTGCCTGCTGGAATAATTGACTTCCCCGTTCTGGCAGAACCGCCCGTTACAAAGTCTGGTGCGCCTCCAGTGTTAGGAACAAACTGCGACATTACTGCGTTCTGCTGGTCAGCACCAGCAGCTTGCCCAGCTTTACCAAACATCGTTTGCCCAATGCCGCCTAGCAACGCTGATTTAAGTGCGTCTTTGGGCTTCTGACCAGTTAGCAGGCCGATGCCACCAGAAAGCAAGGCGTTCTGTATGGCTGCGTTTTGAGTAATCCCCCCAAACAAACCGCTAGCAGCAGGCCCCAAAAAACTACCGGCTACAGCAGGTAGCGCTATTTTGGCTAGATCATCTAAAAAACCCATAACTACAATCCTCTTTAAACACGAACAATTATACAGAAAATTCCTGCTATGTCACTATCTTCACTGTTCCTGCGTCATTCCATAGTGAACCTGTTTCTAGTCCTGCCGAACTAGTAGGCAAATCCGTTAATGTAAGCTTTGTCCCGCGCATTTCGCCCGGATTACGCTCTTGCGCAATAAAAATCTCCAAAGTCCTAATCAAGTCTTCCATGTACACCCTAGTATATTCTTCTGGAGCTTCGGGAAGTCTTGGTGGCGCTACTTGATTACTCGACATTAGCGCCTACCATCCTGACGTATATCAACACGAGGGCTTCCTAACCGCCATTTTGAGCCAAGAGATCCTGATTCAACACGCAAGGCAAACGATCTACCCCTTGACCTTACGTCAAGTTGTTTGGTGTATTCCTGCACAGGAACAACTTGTGTTCTGGTCGCTGTCCCAGCAGCGGTGTTGCCAAAGTCTTCACCCGGAAAGTCACGCGCCTTAATTGTAAATGTGGCCTGCGGTGTAGATATAGACGTTGAACCAGAAAAACTAATGTCTGGTATTACGCGCCTAATATATGTGAACTTATCACCATCAGCTATATCCATCACAGCAGATTCAATAAAAGAATCCATAGCAGCGCCGTCTGCATCATACCCAAATTCATGGTTGTAAACATATCCATTATTGTCGGTAGCGATTGGGAAAGGTCTCGTCCCACGATCTAGCCAAGCGGTTCTATCTAGGCTGCCAAAATACCATAGTTTTTCAAGATAGTTATAAACTACATAACGATCATTTTGAGTTGATGTGTCAGATGGATAAAACCAGAACACTTCACTAAATTCAGCATTTACACCAGCGTAGATTTTGTCTGTCTGCTCTAGGTTGATGTCATTAAATACTTTTTCTTTAACTGTACAAGGAAGCTGTGCTGTCTGACCGGCGTAGACATAGAAGTTGTCTAATCCCATCCAGAAAACATAGTCCTCTGTGGCTGCAGCGGAGTTTGGCCCGGCGATAGTGATGTTCGATGCAAGCTGCTGTAAGCCAAAAGTAAATGGCGGACCAATAAAGCGCATTGATGTTAGCGCAGTGTCAGTCCAAATCAAAATTTCACGCTTGGTCTCCAACGCCCTTACAAAAGTAGAGCCGGATCCTAAACGAAGATCACCCGCTGTGTTGGTCGCTGTAGGCCACCAATCCAATGGATCTTCCTGACTGGAAAATCTAATTAACAATGGATCCTGAACATTGTTGCCTTGTGTCGCGGCTGAGTTTGCACCAACCCCGTCTGTGCCAAAGGCCAAAACATGCCGGTCTCGATCTGAGACCATAACCTGTTTTGCGATTACCGGAACGCTTGTTGGTGTTCCTGTTATTGTTGAAAGCTCTACTGCTCTAGAAGATTTTCCAGAGCTTTTGTCCCAATAATAAATACTAGAGTCACGAGGGTTGATCAAAAGATCTTCACCAAAATTATCGTGTGACCACAGGCGAATTTGCGTAGTTGTGGTCAAACCGCCAGGAGCCGCACTACCCCAACCACCTGTATGGCTCCACGTTCCCGCGCCCCATCCAGTACCACCCACTTGAGAATTCAAGCCAATGTTAATCTGGTACGCCCCAACGACTGAAGAACCACCGTTGCCTGTGTCTGACGCATTGGCTGTCACAGACAATGTAATCTCATAGACGTTGTTGTTTGTAACTGCCGTCACTTCATGCTCTGCGTTCAGGATGGCAGCAAGTACATTACCACCAAGATCTACGGCACCAGAGAAGGTCACGAAGTCACCCAACACCGCACCGTGGTTCGTGTCAGAAACAGTTATGGTGGCAGAGCCGTTTGTCGCAGCAAAGGTCACATCACCCGCTGCTGTTGTTTCTCGAATTGGGGTAATGTCGTTGTATGTTCCGCCCTCTTCCACATAATACTTTAGATTTGTGCCAAGGCCGAGGAAGTTAGAGCCATCTAGAGCGATCCAGTTGTGGAGGGCGCGACAAGTTCCGAGGAACGTGGAGCTAGAATATTTAGCCCAACCGCCCATCTTCTCGGGGTAGCCAAGACGAAAGCGCACCTTGTCACCGTCACGCCACCCGCCCTCGTTTGAATATGAGGTAAGGTCTCTGACAATGCCGGGTCTAAATTGTAGCTTTGTTAGTGGCATTAGGTCTTTCTCCCACCATAGTAGTCAGATATAGACAAAACACCAGATGTCGGAATGTTCGCGTTAACGGGTACATCAATGTTTCTACTGGTCGTACTGTTGCCGCCAATATAAGTGTAGTGACCAGACCACCCGCTAGAAGGGAAACTTGTCACAATTCCTATTGTGTCCCCAGCAGATGCGGTAAATGTACCGGTTGTTGAAACAGTGCTATTGTACGAAATTAAAGTATTATAATACACTTGCGACCCATTAACCGTAACAGTAAGCGGAGCGGTAAACCCATAAGAGTACCAACCAAAATAAATGCTGTATGTGCCGGTTTTATCAACAACAAAGGTTCTGTTGACAGTCCCTGTCGAGCCGTTATCCGCCCATAGCTGATGCAAATAAACACAAGTAGTGGGGGTGGTTGTATTGATTGCTGGATCGTATCCACCAAACTGAGGACCTCTTAGGTTGGTGGAGTTACTACCAGCTAAGTTTGAGGCAGTTATGGGTTCTGGAACAGTGGATGGAACGTAGCCGTTGCCACCACTTTTATAATACTCACTAAAAGAAATAGGGTTCACACCAGTGAACTCTGTCTGCAAGTCAGAAAATGATAAGGTTCCAGAGGCTGGCAGCGCCATTAGACTGTACCGAAGGCTGTGATGTCGTCCTCAGAGGTGAACGCACCGTTAGTAGCTATTTTGGCTACTGTGCTACCGCCGTAAGAAAACACCAGATTGTTGCTACCATCTACAGAAATAGTCCAGCCACTACCACCAGAAAGGCTTAGTGAATTACCAAGGCTAGATGAGGCGCTGGCAAAGGTTAGGTTTCCTGCACCGTCTGTTTTGATAAACTGGTCGGCTGTGCCGTCAGCGTCAGGGTATGACAGACCGTCAAGAACCACACGCCCTGTGCCGTTTGGTGTGATTGGAATGTTGCCATTCGACACACTAACAATAGACTGCCCATTAACATCTAGGTTGCCACCAAGCTGCGGAGTCGTATCATTAACAACATCGGCATTTGGTGTCAGGCTTTTAAACACACCAGAAGCACCGCCACCGTCACCTGTTACAGCCGTTGATGCACCTGCTGCAATCTCAACACCGTTAGATGTTGAATATGTCACGCCCTTGTAGATAACGCGGCAAGCAGCGTTTGTCTCGTTGCGGATGGTGTAGAACTTTTCCTGATCGGTTGGGGTTACACGCA